ATGGATTGGGTTCCTATCCCAGAGTTTCCAGATTATTTGATCAGTAATCAAGGACTCGTACTGAATACTCACTCCGGCAAGACTATCCGACCAAGTCACACCAAAGATGGATCGTTGAAGGTTGGGCTCGTTCTTTCTGGGAAACAGTACACAAGGTCGCTTAAGGTCCTTGTTGCTGAAAATTTCGTCCCAGGTAGGGATGAGATCATGGATACCCCGATTCATCTGGATGGGGACTCTGATCACGTCTCGGCGGACAATATTGTTTGGCGCCCTCGCTGGTTTGCTTGGGAGTACACACATCAATTCCACAACGTAACGGACAACGATCACATCGGTCCGCTCAAAGATCAGAAAGGAGTTTTCTATTACGATATCTATCAAGCAGCGATCTACAATGGCCTGCTATTCAGGGATATTAGGAAGTCTCTAGCCACTGGAGAATCCGTATTTCCCACCTTTCAAGTGTTTAGAATGGCGTAGACGTATGGAAGAATACCCAGATTTTCATCGAGCAGATCAAAACATGAAGTGTGATGTGTGTGGTAAAGAATACAGATCTCACCCCATGTCAGAGCATCTAGATTTCGATGATAAACCATATTTACATCGCCTTTGTGATGGCACTTTGGTAAAATTGTAGCGTAAGTAGAATGTCGGTGAAATAACACGTATTGTAATAGGGGGAATGTCATAAACATCCCATATCGTTTTTGCGAGGTATTATGGCTAATGAGGCAAAGTTTAGACGAGATCTCGTTAAGAAACTGAAAGAGATGTTTCCAGGGTGTGTCATTCAACGTAATGACCCCCGTGATATTCAGGGTATACCCGATATGACCATTTTTTGGAATGATCGTTGGGCAATGCTAGAGGTCAAAGACTCAGCTACGGCTTCGTCTAGACCAAACCAACCATACTACGTGGAACAATTCGCCGCCATGTCCTTCGCCGCATTCATCTATCCGGAGAATGAGGAGCAGGTACTGGATGAACTTCAGAGATCACTCGGATCTTCAAGGCAAGCACGCGTTTCTTAGTCCTAGTAATTATCATTGGATCAACTACGATGATGAGAAGCTAGAACTCAGATACACTGCTGCACAAGGAGCAAGGCGTGGCACAGATCTACACGAATTCGCACAAAGAGCAATTCGTCTGGGTATTCTCATGCCTAAAAGTCGTAAAACTCTGTACATGTATATCAACGATGGTATCAAGTACAAAATGCACGTAGAGCAAGGACTCTACTACTCGGATTATGCTTTTGGCACAGTGGACGCCATATCCTTCGAAAATGGGTTTCTTAGAATTCACGATCTCAAAACAGGGATTGTGAAAGCATCGATGAAACAACTCGAAGTATACGCTGCATACTTCTGTTTGGAATATGGGGTATCTCCCTTTGAAATTCGGATGGAACTTCGAATCTATCAGCGAGATGAAATCATAACTCTTGTTCCAGATCCAAAAGCAATTGCAGCTATCATGGAAACCACTATTAGTCACAATCGTCAAATCGAGCGTTTCGAAGAAAGGGGGATCTGGTGATTCTAGATGAAGATGAATATCTGGCTCACTATGGCACTCCTCGACATTCTGGTCGTTACCCATGGGGTTCTGGTGGCGACGACAACCTTCAAACATCAACTCGTAGTCAGGATTGGCTTGGATATTACCACGACCTCAAAGGACAAGGACTTAGCGACACTGAAATTGCCCGTGGGATGGGCATCTCAACGACCCAACTTCGTGCTCGACGCTCCATTGCCAACGCTGAGCGTACAGCAGCACTTAATGCTCAAATCACTCGTCTTAGGGCGGCCGGCAACTCGAATGTCGAAATTGGTCGACGTCTAGGGATCAACGAATCCGTTGTTCGATCTATGACCAAGCGTTTTGAGGAAAACAAAGAAGACGTCATCCAATCGACAGCCAATATGCTGAGAGAGCAAGTTGGTGAGAAGAATCTCATCGACATTGGTTCTGGTGTAGAGAACTACATCGGTGTCAGTCCTACAAGACTGAATACGGCGGTTACCGTTCTTCGAGAACAAGGATATCAAGTACACGACTTGAATATTGAACAAGTTGGTACTGGTCAATTCACAAGATACAAGATTCTTGCCGCACCAGGTACTAGCCGTACCGATGTCTTCAAGCGTCGTTTCGAAGTGCAACAAATCAACATGAAGTCGGATGACTATGGTAACAATTACGATGGCATTCAGCCCCCTTTGGTCATATCCCCTAATCGTGTTGGAATCCGATATGCAGAAGATGGTGGTAAGACCGCCGATGGTGTTATACATGTTCGACCCGGTGTTTCTGATGTGTCTTTGGGTAATTCAATGTATGCACAAGTCCGTGTATCTGTTGGTCCAAATCACTATCTCAAAGGAATGGCAGTCTACAAAGACGACCTTCCGCCGGGTGTAGATCTCGTTTTCAACACCAATAAGAGTGATACTGGCAACAAATTCGATGCTATGAAGAAGATTGAGAGTGATGACCCCTTAAATCCATATGGGGCCACCATTCGAGATCAGGTTTATGTTCGTGATGCAGAAGGGAAGAAACAACTCACTTCGGTCATGAATATTGTCAACCAAGAAGGTTCGTGGTCTGACTGGTCAAAAGAGATCTCGACTCAGATGCTTTCGAAGCAGAGTCCTGTTCTGATCAGAAGCCAGTTGAATATGACTCTCGAATCTCGTCAAAAGGAGTTTGCAGAGCTTTCGGCTTTGACCAACCCAACGGTCAAGCGTAAACTTCTCGAAACTTTTGGTGATGAGACTGATTCAGCTGCTGTCCACTTGGATGCCGCTGGATTCAAGCGTCAAGGTTGGCACGCAATTCTTCCGCTCGATACCATCCCACCGACACAGATTTATGCACCTAATTTCCGTGATGGTGAAAATGTCGTTCTGATTCGATATCCACATGGTGGAACATTCGAGATTCCAGAATTGACAGTCAACAACAATCATAAAGAAGGTCGTCGTTCACTCGGTGATCAAGCTAAGGATGCTGTTGGTATTCACCACACTGTGGCCGAAAAGCTTTCTGGTGCAGACTTTGATGGTGACACAGTCCTAGTCATTCCTAACAATGGACCGAAGAAGATTCGTACCTCTCCAACTCTGGAAGGTTTGAAGACTTTCAATCCAAAGGAAACGTACAAACCATATGATGGGATGAAAACCATTGATGGTGGTACATACAATGCCGCTAAGGGCGAAGTCGATTATGGAGGTAACCCACCTAAGAAACAAATGAAGCAAACGCAAATGGGTATTGTGTCGAACTTGATTACCGACATGACTATCCGTCAGGCACCAATGTCTGATGTTGTTCGAGCGGTCAAACATTCCATGGTTGTGATCGATGCTGAAAAGCACAATCTCAACTGGAAACAATCCGCCCTCGACAACAACATTGCCCAGCTTCAGGAAAAATACCAATTCCAGTATGGCGGCACAAGAGGCGCATCGACATTAATCTCCCGTGCTACTGCAAAGCAGATGGTAGATGAACGAAAGCCCCGTAGTGCAGCAAAGGGTGGCTCCATAGATAAGGCCACTGGACAACGTGTCTTTGAACCTACTGGTCGTAGGAACAGAGATGGTAGTCTAGCCCAGCAGAAATCAAAGCGCCTTGCTGAAACAGATGATGCACATACTCTGTCATCTGGTACCCCACAGGAAAGGTTGTATGCAGAACATTCAAACAAACTAAAGACCTTAGCTAATCAAGCAAGGTTAGAGGCAGTCAAGACACCTAATCTTAAGTACTCACCTTCTGCTAAGAAAACTTATGCCGAAGAAGTGACCTCCCTTAATGACAAACTTGACGCCGCCCGAAGAAACCGCCCCCTCGAAAGACAAGCCCAGATCTTTGCAAACGCCCAGATTCATGCAAGGCGCCAAGAGAACCCAAACATGGATGAGGCTACATTGAAGAAGGTCAGATCCCAAGCACTAAACGAAGCCCGTATTCGTACAGGTGCAAAGCGCCAGGACATTAAGATCACCAAGGAAGAATGGAATGCTATTCAAGCGGGTGCTATTAGTGATTCGAAGCTCCGGGAGATACTAAACAAGGCCGATCTAGATGTAGTTAGAAAGCTTGCTACACCTCAGAGACAAAGACTTATGACTGATACTAGGATTGAGAGAGCTAAGCAAATG